AATGGCGCGGATGCTATGCACCTTTCCCGCCTCAATCGTCAAGCACGCAGGAGCGTGAACAACCGATACTTTATCATCAACCAGCAGTTCAACCGACCCGGTAGCCAAGATAGACAGGTGGTCGAACTTGTGCTTGTGCTGTACGCACAAGTAGCCCGCAGGAATGCGCGCCTCCTTGGCGTACACACCTGAACTGAAGTGGTGATGGATCAACATTTCCACTTCTTCAATGCCAGTGCCTTACGGGTAGGCTCGCCTTTGGCGTCCTTCATCGGACCCGGCACGCCGCCCATTCGGGCACAAAACGAGTCCTTGCGCGGCCCGCCTTCGGGCTGCGGAGGCTTCAACCCAGGCTTGCCGGGGTTCGCCGCGTTGTACGATGCGCGGCCCTTGGCGTTCAAACCGCCTTCGGGGTTCTTGCCTTCTTTGCGCTGCCAGGCTGGAGTTTTCATGGTTTATTGAATGCCAGTGAAGGTGTAAGACCAGTTCACGGTCTGAATGACACCACTGGTCTGCGTCACTTGCACCGCAGCAGTGGCTAGCGTGATGGTCAAGTTGGTGCCGTTGCTCGATACGATACGAGCCTGACTGCCGTCCCACATGGCCGTAGCATACGCGGTGTACGCAGCGGCAGATGCGCTGTTGCCTATAAGAGCAACGATGTCGTACCGGCCACCCGCAGCCGCAGCGGTGCCGCTTAGGGTGAAGATTGTTGTAGCCGTCGCAGTGGCGATGCCTGTAACAGAACCCTTGCCAGAGTTTACGCCAGCCGGTAGGTATGCGATCCCCGAAGCCGACAACGTGGTGAACGCGCCAGTGCTAGGCGTGACGCCTCCAGTTGGGCCAGGCTTGTTGCTAAGAGGCTGTATGCCCGTGGTAATCCCCAACGGTGTATTGCGTGACCCCGTACCAAAGATGACATCGTAGTAGCAGTTGGTGTTCGTGCCATCAAAGTCAAGCAAGCCAACAGACCGAGCGCCGCTGGACATGAACGGATGAACAATCATCGCGGCGTCAGCGTTAGTGGAGCGGAATGCGCGGGCGCCGGTTGAAGTGTGGTTGGTAGCGCAAGCATAAAAATTGCCGCTACCGTTCTTCAGCGAAACGTCGGCAACGCTGTTGACTTCAAAATAAGTACCGATGACTTGAGTCTGAATGCCCTGGTCAACAATGCCCTCTGTGCCAGTTTGAATAAATCCGTTAAGGATCATGTTGCCGACGTTGGGCAATACGCCACCGTCTTTTATCCAAATGCCAACAATACCAAAAGTGGCGATTTGCGGGTGGTTTATTTCTACTGCGTTGCACCCTGCAACCAGCGTAATCGGGTAGTTGACGTTTTGCAAATCGGGTGATTCGATCTTCAAACCCCAGCACAACGAGCGCAAGTAGATGCCGTTTTCGCAGTCCACTATCACCGGGCTTACGATCATGGCGCCAGCCAACTGAAACCGGGTCAAGTCAAACGCAGTGACGCCGGTGTACCCTGTGCCAACAATGTGAGGGTCGATAATCCGGCAACCATAGGCGTTGGTCGTAGACTCAAACACCTTCAAGTTGTTTGCCGATGCAGCAAGTTTGGCCCCGTTGCCGGCAAACCGGATAGTGCCGCTAAACCCGTTGAGAGCGATTGTTGACGCGACAGAATACGCTTCAGCAATGCGTATTTCCCCAGCTAGGTTGGACTGGATGGCAGCGTTGATGGCAACAGAGTTGGCCGTCCCGCTGGCCGAGGGGGTCGCGCCGTAGTCACGGACATCCACAAAGTCTCGCAGCTTGCTCTGTACGGTGCGGGCTACAGCCGAGGTTGATTGAACAAACCCTATTTGGGCAGACCCGGCGCTGCTGGCAAGAAGAGCCTCGTAGGCAGAAAGGTTGGTGTCAGCAGAGACGTTGTCGACCGTCCAGATGGTGACGGGCGATGCGTCGGCGTTTGCGAGTACGAACTTGTAAGCCGCGCCGTTCAGCCAGACACTGTTGGGCGTCTCGCCTCGCGAGTCCAGCACGATGTCTGTCGGGTTCTGCGTTACGGCGCTGGAGTCCGTGTAGGTCGCCAGCGGGGTGCTAGTGCCTGCCGCGTAGGTGTACAGGTGCCCACCAACCAGCGGGATGCCGCCAGCAGTGAAGAATTGCAACTTTGGGGCGGGGGTAAGCGTTGCGCTCATGGTGCGGCCTTAGACAGATGTGATGGTTTGCCAAGCCGCGCCAGAGTAGACGCAGAGTTTGGCAAGCGTGGTGTCAAATATGACCAACCCAGCGGCGGGGGTGCCGATAGCGTTCTTCTGCGTTGTGGTCATATTGGGGAAACGCACGCCCAGAGTCGTTGATTGTGCGTCCAGTATGGCAGATGCGTTGGGCGCCGCCCCAATGCCAACGCTACCAGAAAACACCGGCGATGCGGAGAAAACTAGGTTCGTGCTGGTCGTCCCGGTGGCGCCAGTGGCAGTGTAGCCGGTAATATTGTTAAATGACCCGATGCTAGCCGTAGATGCGTTGGTGCCGCCGCTTGCGACGTTAAGAACGCCGGACAGCGTGATCGCTCCGGTTGTTGCTGCTATGGGAGTCAAGCCGGTGATGCCCGCAGACCAAGACAGAACGCCTGCGTTGACGATTGTGATGATGCCAGGCGCATTGGTCACGCCGATCCCGGCGCCTGGCGTCAGCGTGTTGAGCGTGTAGCCGACACTATTGCCGATGAGCAACTGGCCATCCGTGGGCGTTGCGGATACGCCTGTGCCCCCGTTGACTGGCTGGAGGACGTTCTGGTTTGCCCCTACAACCGTGTAAAGCCCATTGAAGAACCGAAACCACTCCATCGACATCAGCCCAGTGGCGTTGTCGATGATAGGCACACGAGGTGCCGGGATTTGGGTGAGATTAAGCATTGGTCGGGGTGATGAACAGTTCAGCGCCCATGATGGCGATCTTCACCGGGTCAGTCCCCGAAACTTCATAGACCCGGTCACGGAGCTTCTCGGTCATGCCCAACCGGCGCCATATGGTGCGGTAGCCGTATTGACCGATATTGCCCATTGAACGCCAGTGCTCGTTCGACCAAGTGTGACCGCCATCATCAGACCACCGCAGCATGGCTTGCGGAATGACGCCTTGAACCGTAACAGTTGAAAGTTGAAAAATGTCACCGCTTTCAGTCAACAACTCAAACCCAGATTCGGTCAGCAACGCCAAGACTTCAGTCGGATCGATCCCGTTCAACCCCACGCCAGTCTCGGCGTCAAGCTGTAACGAGTGGTGCGCTGTGCGTTTCAAATTGTTCTGGCCGGTCGGCAGCGCTCGCCATGACCGCAGCCATTTCTGAACCTGACCGTTGTCGGCGTAGACATCCAAATCAAACGAGTAAATGTTGCCGTTCTCAAAGTCGCCAACAATGGTCGTGCCACCAAAGTTGCACTGGCAGTTTGACCTGTGCCGGTACTGGCTTTGATCCCCGCTGGCGCGTTCGTGCCAGGCTTGCACCGACACATCGTAGACCCAAGTCTTGTTGGCAGTCGGGAACGTCAGGACATAGAAGGCGTGGCCTTCTTGCTGGTAGGTGTAAGCCAACGCATCGGAGAGATTGCCGTACTGGGCAATCGCGTACTCGATAGCGTGAGTCGAGACGCGAATGCCTGTGTAGCCATTGACCTTGTAGACGATGCCCTGGCCCCGAGCGTCAGTGCCTAGCCAGAACAACGAATTGTCGAGCTTGGCAACCGAGTAGGGAGCTACGCAACCGATCTCGTTGAACGCGCCTTGGACGGGCGTCAGGGGGAACCCAGTAAGCCCAGCGTCATACCAGACTTCAGTTGAGTCAGTGCCAAACACCCATAGCTGCCGGTGATCTACGTTGATCGCCACCACGCCATCGGGAGAACCATCCGCAGCAGCAACCGTCAGGGGGTCAAACACCAACGGGTAAATAAAATTTCCGTTTGCGTCCTGCGAAACTACAGACCACAAGTTCTGGGTATTTGGTTCGTTGAAAACGAACAGCGTGTTGATGTACGCAACGGTGACAGCACCGGCAAAGTTTCCGTCAACGATCTGGTTGAACTGACCCGTAGGCTCGTAGTAGGTGAAACTTGGACCGTTGCAAGCAAAGAAGATAGTGGCGCCGTTGTCCGCAATGGACACCGGGCCTGTGCCCGACACATCGCCAATCTTGACTGGCGTTGCCGTGGTGCTCGTGAGCTTGTAGACCTCAAGGCCCGAGACAACGTAGAAGTCCGCGCCGTTGGTCTGGTGCGCCCACAAGGCCCGGATAGGCCCGGTGCCGACCGTCTGAAGGAACTGCAATCCTGGGGCGCGGTTCAGAAACCCAGCTTCCTTGCCACCATCAGGGATGGCTTCGGGGAACAAGTTGACGAGCCTGTTGTCCGCAGCATTGATGCTGCGGGCAACGTATGACTGGCCTAGGATGGGGGTCTTCACGCTTGCAATCCAGTAATTTAGGGGTTAATAGTTGCCCGCAAATATGTTGTAGCGTTGCCGAGTACCCACAATGCTGTACGGCAGCGACATGATGTCATCTGGGTTGTTGATGCGCTTCAGGTTGCGCTTGGATGTCATGGCGATCCGCGAAACTTGCGGCGACGGTTCGACACCAAACTCAGCAGCGATCTCACAGGCCAAGCAGTACCGGAACGCCCGCAAGTAGCCTGGCGGGAAGGACAATACCGTCGCCAGCGTGGCCGGCTGATCCAACTCAGTCACCGAGATGAAGTGCCACTCCAGCACCTTGGTAGGCACCGGGTAGATGTACATGTCGATGTTGGGGTAGTCCATGTTGATCCAGATCACCTGTGGGTAGGTGCTGGTCACGGTTTTTACCGCAATGCCATCGTACTGCTGCTGGTTGATGATCTTGATGCCAAACGATATGCCGCTTGACGGGTCTTTGAAGTAGGTCGAATCATCCAACAGGATGGGCCGGTTGCCAACAAAGTTGCCGGTCGGGCCAAACGTGCGGTTGATAGCGCCGGGGGGCCAACTGAACACCTGATCTTGGGTGCTGAACACCGCCAGACGCTCGGTGCTCCACGAATCGATCATCTGATTCATGGCAGTGAGCGCGTCCTGGGACGTAGCAGCGGAAGGCGTCTCACCCTCGGCAAGTTGGCCGATCAGGCGCAGCGCCCCGTTGATCTGGTCCCCGGCAGTGGTG